TGTGAGCGTCGTGGTCGTATGTGAGAAAAAAACCCACCCCTGTGGACAACCACATGGGGTATGTGGATAACTATTTGATTTGTTTAGCGAACACAGTTGTTCTAAAACGTAACTTCCTTGTTGCCACGACGGGCATTGCAGTGGCTGTGAGCGGGCATGAGCATCGAATCTTTTCTTCCAGCCATCACATGGTCTGCTTGTATCTGTGATCTGTCAGTAAAGGCTTCACCACACAGCCAACAGTGAGTTGCAAACTGTTTGATTAACTTTGCTTGTTTCTTGTAGTCACTGTCATACAGAGTGCGTTGAGCCTTGCGAGCATTCACCTTCGAATCAATGATTGATTGGTGTTTCTGGCAGCGGTTACCAGTACGGGTAAGTTCCCCACAATCTAAACAAGGTTTTGCAAATGCCATTACTTCTTGAAGGCTTTTCCTTGTGAATGACTGACGTACTGGTCTAGCGTTCCTCTGGTATTGGGGTCGTGCATACTGGCTATCTGCCCCGCTCTTATCGCCGCAAGATCATGATTCTTTTCCCAATCTGGATTGTAAGCACTCCCCCCTAAAGAACCAAGAGCAAGTTCAGCACCTGATCCGATAGCCCAATAAGGTGCAGCAGATAGCACACTAAGGTTCTCGCTAATAAGGAACGCTTTGCCATGTGTGATGAGTAAGGCTTCTGCTTCCATCTCTGTGTCTTTAATGGTGTCATCGATTAGGGGAATGATCTTTGTAACGATCCATCCGTACCACTGATCCTGTGACTGATGGACTAACTCTTGTGGTGGCTTAGGGTATTCGATTGAATACTGCAGTTGATCACAGACTCTTGAACTACCTGCAACACCAATGAGCCATGAGTCTTGCTGCACAATCTTTGGCATGTCTGGATGTATTAGGTCTGATGTGATGCCACGATCTGCTGTCATGGTTGCTGAGTTGTTTCCAACTGTTGTGATGATGGTTGTCATTGACTTACATCACTTAGGTGTACGCCATAGCGAACCAGATCAGATGCTGATTGTAAGCCTGCTAAGTAGTCAAGGGTAATGCTCTCATCACCTAGAACTCTGTAAGCAACCATTGCTTCTATTTCTGCATCAATAACTTTGCTTATGGCTTCTCTTGTTATTCCAACACTGAGCGACATGTGCGTGATGCTTTTCTCTAACTTGTTTAGGTCTGCATCAGGTTTATTGTTCAGCGCATGGCGAACCAATTCGTTGTGAATAGTAACGCCAACCGTGTCTGTCCAGTTCATGCGCTAAGTCTATTAAGGTCTAAGGCTGGTCTTGTCTATTGACACGTTGGCAGCCTGTAAGCATTCCCAATAAGATTCGTGGTCTTGTGTATTACATCCAGAGCGGCAGATTCCATTTGCTTCCATTAGTCATCCCATGAGTTCTTTAGGAATCCTTCAGCCTTACCCTGAGCAGGATTCACAGTGATAAATGTGTGGCAAGGTCTGCACAAAAGTGAAAGGTTACTTCTGTCTACGATGCTGCCACCACGCGCTCTTGTCTTAATCTCATGAACGTCAGTGGCATAAGCGACAGCGCAACGATCACAGGCTGGAAAGTCCTGCAGCAACTCTTTGACTAACTTACGTCGCTGAGTTGCATACAGGATTTCCATCTTCTTCGAGCGATGTCTTATGGGTTTACTCATTGAAAGGTAAGTCCCTAACTTTGCCAATGCAGTGTTGTTTCATTACTTGCATCGCAACATGAAGCGCAGGCTCCTGATCAGTTATCTTAATTGCTTCCAAGGCTTCAATGATTGTGTCCCTATAAGCGAGCAAACTTTTATTACGGTAACAACCTGCACAAAGTTTATAGGAAGTGACTGGTTCTGTTTTGTAATCATGGACTGTCCACCAACCATCAGTTTGACCCGATGATCGGCGGCAGACCTTGCAACTACTCGTTGAAGCCATACTCACGACTTAGTTTGTTGTAGATAGGAGCATCACTCAACATGTCATCAATAGTCATTTCCGACCACCATTTCATCTCGTTGATCTCTTGTTGGTAGATGGCTAAACGATAGCCAGCATAGATAGAAGCCAAAGTTATTCCGATGACTGTGAAGACGATTGCAAATACATCCATGTTGCTCACCTTAAATCCAAGGATCATCTGCAGGAGCGGCTGCTGCGGCGTGCGTCTTTGCAGGCTTTACAACTAATGCAATGTCTGTGGCTTCAATCTCAACTGCTGTCGCCTTGTTGCCATTCTTGTCATCGTAGTTGCGAACCTTTAGTTTGCCAGTGACCATGATCGCCTGACCCTTCTTGAAGTTGTCGCCTGCTGCTTCTGCCAGCCCGCGCCACAGTGTTACATCTAAGAATGTTGGTTCGCCATCTAACCATTCCCCGTCTTGTTTCTTGCGTTCGTTGCACGCAATGCGAAGTCTGCAACGGCTGATGCCATTCGCGGTGACTTGGAAATCTGGATCGAACGTCAGATTACCGATTGCTGTGATTGTTGGAAGTGCCATTGTTTTATCCTGCTTCTCTCATGCGCTGGTCAGCGCGATTTGTTTTGATTTCTTTTTCATACTGTTCATCAATGCGCTTTGCCGTGATGCCCAATTCTTTTCGTTGTGCTTCCCTTTGTTGGTAAGTTGTGCCAGCCCAGAAGCCATCAACGCGATAGTTCATTGCGTAGTCATAGCAGTCACGCCAGACAGAGCAATTGGTGCAGATGCGTCGAAGTGTTTTCTCTGTTTGTGGATTGATTGCACCTGTTGGAAAGAACAGTTCTGGATCAACTCCAAGGCAGTTTGCTTGTTCTGTATCAAACATTTGTTTCCTCGCTAACAATAATCTGGCAACCGATCCTGTCAGTTGCATAAATCTTTGACGCGCTTAGTGCGATGACAAGAGCATCATCTTCATACAGTCCACCTGTTGTCAGTCCATCAAATGTGCTGCGAACAAGTTTGTCCAAGTCAGGCTTCACACTGGGGAAGTCGCGCTTTACTGACTTTGGTTTTGGTAAGTGGAAGATCAACGTAATCTGAACAGGTGTCTTGATTGTCCACTGTTCAGCGTTAGGCCACTGAGAAGCGCGGTACGCCTGCGTTTGTAAAGCCACTGCAGTTCGCCAAGGCTTTACCTTCGCCGATGCTTCCCACATGATCACGCGACCATTGACGACTTTGCCAGTCTTTGATCCTTGCGGTGCGGGTTCACCTTCGATGAAGTAACTGATCATTCTGTGTGTCCACAGTTAGAACAAGGCTTCTTCTTGCGACCATGTGGTTTTGTTTCACGACCATTGACATACTCAGGCAGAACATAAATCTCATGCCTGCCCCGTCTTTTTGCAAGACGTTCCACAAAGCCACCTTCATGCAGCACCGATGGAATTGATGAGTATGTCTGATGTTCTAGGTTGTGGATTTCACCCCATTCACGCGAAGTCAATCCTTGCTCACCACAGAACAAAAGATCAGACAAAAACAGCATTTGATTCTTTGATGTGACTCCATTTTCATCGTTGCTCATTGCTCGCTCATAACTTGTTGATGAACCTGACCAACCTGAAGTGCCGTTGTAAGGCAAGTAAGCATTACCACTCATCGTTCTTCACAGCCTTTAGAACTGGATGTGATTCTGGTGGTTCGCTTAGTCGGTTGATGCTTTGACCAAAAGCCATGATCAGCATTCCAAAGAATCCACCTAGTAGGAAAAGAACTGCTCCCAAAATAAATGTCATGCGCCTAACTCCGTTTTCTTGTTGTTAAAGATCAGACGCATGTTGCGCTTCTCATCTTCTGTGAATTCGCCACCTTGAATCAATGGCACAATCTCTGATAGTTCAACCAAACTGCCTGATATTTTTATGCGTTCGATCATCTTCATTGCCGCTGTTGATGCTGCCTTTGGCTTTGCAACAGGTGCTGGTTCTGTCACTGGTGCTTCTTTAGCCCATAAATCAAGCGCAACCCCGAAACGCATACTTGCATTCCTGAGCGAATTTGAAATTGCTCCTTTGCGTGCGTCAAACTTGTCACGACCTTGTGGTTCCCCGTAACCGTAGCGAGTGACACCACAGACTGTGAGTTTTATCCATAGCCCGCCATTCTCATCAAACTTTGGCAGTCCATCTGCATCAAAGCCCACAGGCTCCCATGTCCAAGAAGGATCAACTTGAAGCAACCGATCAGTCACCCATGCGTGTGACACATAATCAAGTTGCAATCCACCTGTGGGAAGTTTCTGAATGTGTTCTTTAGGGAACGGCGCACGAAGCGCATCTTGCTGTTCTTGTTTCATGACATTTCCTTTGCTGTTATGTATTGCAATTTCCAGATGACAGTGTTGGCTTGTCCAACTGTGATGTCTTTTACGTTGAACGTGTTGTTGCCTAAAGCCACAATCAAACTTCTGCGATGCTTTGCGTCTTTGATGTTTATCTTGTCCAACAAGAAAGTAATCATCTTAATTTGCTTGTCAGTTGCTGGGTCGTCATGCCACATCACAAGATCACATCCAAAGCCCGTTCAATTAGTTCAAGACCAATGAAGAATGCTGTGATGGTGATTGCGTAACCGATGCGTCGAGCGCGTGATGTCCAGTTCCAAGTTCTCATGATCAGCCACGCTCCCAATAAGCCAGAGCAGATGATTCTGCTTCTTCGAAGTTCTCAAAGTCACCACTGATGACTGTTTGCTTTGCTGTGTCTGCAACAAAGTAGAAACCAGTGGTTGAATCAAATCCCCAAAAGATTTGTGTGTCCTTGATGACGTAGATGTCAGGTGCAACAATCTGGGACAAAGTTGGATGAATCATTATGCACCTGCCTTGGTCATAATTTCGTTTAACTTCTTGATGTCGTAATAGCATTCAAAGCAAAGACCTGCAGTTGATCCACGACGATTTGAAACATAAGCAAGATCAATTTCTTTTCTGCAATCAAAGCAGTGTGTGAATTTATTTAATCTCATTACGCACCAACCTTGATGACATTTGCTGATTCTAGATTGAAATAGATGTTGCATTCAGTACAATCTAATTTTTTGCAATTTGCTTGATGAATTTGTGCAAGCATCATAAGAACAGTTTCTGCACTTAAAGACTTAAAATCAATCATTACGAACCAGCCTTGACCAGATGACGCTGAACTTTTGCAGTGTGAGTCTTGATGCTGTTGTTCTTGGTTTCAATTAGTTCGCCACATGAGCAACGAGTTTTCCAACCGATAGTTTTCATCTCATTCCGTGAACGATCACTGCGAACCAAAACGCGATCTGATGAATGTGCAATGAAGGCTTTATGTGCTACTGGTAAATATGATGCTGCATTAGTGCCAACGATTGTCAAAAACTTTGCATGCATGTTGCAATTCCAGCAATTTGATTGTGATCCTAATTCTTCTGACCAAATGACCTTGCCCCAAATTACATCTTGCACTTGAGCGCATTCGCCACAAATTACAGTTTCCATTACTACTCCTCTGAACTGGAACCTTGTTGTTCCCATGTGTATAACAATACAGATTCCAAAACAGATTGCAAGTTAATTCAAAAACTTTTTTGCGGCGTGTCTTTCGAACATCCGTTCTAAGTTGTGTAGGCGTAAACCCGCAAGAATCGGCGTTTTTCTAGACGTTCAGTTGGAATCTTTCCTGACTTAACTAATTTTGATCTCTCGATTGGATCCAATCCACCCCAGACTCCCCATTTATCTTCAAGGCCGATCTCTAAGCAGAAGCCCACAACAGGACATTCCTCGCACATCTTCTTTGCAGAATCAAAGAGATGTGGTTCATCATCTTCTGGAAAACAAGTATCGGGATCGTGATCAATGCAGACTGCGTGATGCTGCCAACCATCTGGCGGCGAACAGATTAGGCACATGCCTGAGTCAATCCATTCTTCATGGTCGCAGTCTTTTATCATCCTGCCATTATGTCAGCGCAAGGCTTTATTGAAAGACTCCACACACAGAGCAGCGAATTGTTTGTTCTTCATACATGTTGTGTCGCATCTCTTTATTTACTGCCATCCACCCAAACATGTGAGTGTTACCAGCACATCTCACGCAAACAAGTTGATGTGTAAACACTTGCACCCAAAACAAAGTTTTACTCATTGATGATTCCGAGTGACTTCAATTTCTGTCTAACATCATCAGGCATTCCAGAACCACGATTGGCTTCTAGTTGTTTCACATGTGCCTTGTCTTGTTGATAGTTCTTCTCAGCCTTCCAAGGAACCATGAAAGTTGCTGGCATGACAACATCTGATTCACGCTCATAATGTTTTTTGAGTTGCTTGACTGCAAACTCAAACGGCATCTTCTCATCAAAGATTTCAAACCATGCTTCAGCCATTGCAACTTTCTCAGCGTCGCTCTTGCGCGAAACTCTTGGATCAATTACAGAAGCCATTGCGAGCAACTGAACTACATGCTCAAACTTCATCGTTCCAACTCCAAAGGTTCTTGTTCCCTGACTCTGTTTAGAATTCCAAGCCATCCAGATGCAGGTGATTGTTTCTTCTGATCTCTTTGTGCTGCCAATCGAAGTTGGTCGTATTGCTTTCGAAGTTTTGCAGGACTCATGATGTTGGCTTTCCAGAAGTCATCATCCTGACACCAGTGAATTGCTTTTGTGATCTGTTCCCATGAGCGTTCATCAATGCGATGAAGTCTTTCCATGTCAGCAAGCCACTTGTCTGTCACTGATGGTCGCTTTGATCCGTTGCTTGAAATGAGGTCAGCAAGCAGATTGCAAGCATCATGAACCTCAGCATCGAATGATGCGTAAGTATTACTGGATGGTTCTGTGGAAGGTTCATGGATGGTTAGGGTGACACCCACGTCACCCCGTTCGATCCCAGATGTCACCCCGTCAGCCTTAGATGTCATCCCGTTACCCTGTATGTCACCCCGTAAACGATGCTGTGTTGTTCCATCACATTCGTAAGGGCATCTGACTAAAACGTCATAACGATTTGGCCGCTTGTCATTTCTGTAGTGAGCCATCCCACCCTGATTTGTGTGGCGCGTAACTTCACCAAGCAAAATCAGATTGTTGATACATCGAGTGACATTGCGTTCAGTTGTATTTGCGTATTTAGCAAGAGTTTCAATTGAAGGCCACGCTCCACCATCACCATCATGATTGGCAATACCAAGCAAAACTAATTTGTCAGTGCCTGATGATTTACTGTGATGCAGACACACTGCAATTGATTCGATGCTCATAAAGCATCAACGATAGTATGAGTCATAGTGACTCCTTCCGATTTAAGGAGTTATTGAATAGGCTCACACTGCAAAACGGCGTGAGCCTATTCGTATCTTACAGGTTCTCTTGCAGTTCGACCTTTGACCACTTCAATCGCAACGATTCAACAACAGCATTGCGTTCTAGTTCTGGCAACGATGCGATCTCATCAAGGCTAACTTCAACCATGTCTGAACCACACAGGAATTCCAGAACAGCGATCATGACAAGTTGGTGATGATCAAATTCATTGACTTCAATGTCATCTACAAGTTCAAAAACTTTGTTCCAGTTCACAGGTGTCACTGTGTCGTGGTTCTTAAACAGTGGATGTTCTGCCATCCATGTTGTTTGCACTAACTGCTCTGATGGGGTTCTCATTGTTTAGCACCTGTCATTAGTTCGATTGCAGAACGGATCACCTGTGACACGTTGGCATTGTGTTGATGCGCCCATTGTCGGACTGCAAGCATCTGTTCATTGTTCAGACGCAATGCAACAAGGTTTTCTTTGTTCTCTTTTTGTTCGTCAGCCATTGGCAGACTCCTTTCGTTATACCGAACGTACTCAGTACGTCTAACAAAAGCAAGAAGCCCCGCCGATTAAGGCAGGGCCACTTGTCGTCGCTCCAAGATGCGACTAGATAGACAAGCGCAGATTGTCCATCCTTGAACGTAAGACAACAGCATAAACGATCAGGTCGTCTAATTCCTCGATTGCTTCAGTTACAAGTTGCGTGTTGGATTTGAGTTCAATGGCTTGCTGATCGCCTTGTGAATACTGATCATCGCCAGTTCCAAGAATCCGTTCGCGCAGAGACTCAACACAGTCAGTGACTTGGTTGGATAGTTCCTCGCTAGTCATCGCAGACCAACTCTAAGAACTCACACTTGCGACAAACTTTGTAATCGCCTTCAGTTGATTTCACATACAACATGTCATGACTACAAGACCGCGACATCTTGCCACCATCCCTTTCCAATTAACATCGTGAGCATTCCAGCAGGTGCTGCTTGTCCTGAAGAATTCTCAAACCAAATGCTTCCCGAATCCAACGCAGGACTTTGGAACCAAGTCTTGCGACCTGACTGCTCAATTCGCAAGTGATGATAGTGACCAGTTATCAAAATAGTTGCTTCACCAATGTCTTGTTGTCCATGTGCCATGTTCTTCCACCACTCCACAGCCTTGCCGCGACACTGATGACCATGAGCAAGACCAACAACAGTTCCACAGATGTCCAGAGTGACTGTAAGTGTGTCGTACTTAGGGAACACAAATGAAACGTGCTTAAAGTCAGGATGATCAGCGAGTGCATCAGCAACTGCAGAAGCAGCGTCGAGTGCAAATGAATCTGTGTAAGTCGTCGCCATTGAGTTACCAACTCGAACTGCTTCGTCATGATTACCTGCGACACATGGCACAACAATTCGTGTAGCGTGTGGAGCAAATGATTTGACCATGTGCAAAAGCAATCTGCGATACACACGGATTTGTGAAGTCAGATCAAGGTCGGTTCGCCATATATTTTTGCCGCCTTGACTGCTGAAGCCTTCAATACAGTCGCCCAGTTGTGGAAGATAGATGGCATCAATCTGCCTGCCAGTTTTCTTGAGTTCTTTCAGCCGTATAACAGCGGCATCGATCTTTGACATGACATTTTCAATAATCTGATCAGAGCCACCACCATCAATTTTCCCGACCTGTGTGTCTGCAAGTACCACAACGTATGCGAAACCACCTGAGCGTTGCTCTGTGTGGCTAGAATCGGCCTTCTGTGGCTTCCACTTCCCGATTGCTTTGAGTAAGTCATCCACTGGTACATGATGTACGCCTTGTGTGGGTACAAATGTGGCTCTGAAACTTTCAAGCCATTCCCCATCCCAGCGTTGCCACTTTGATCGACGCAATCCAGTGATGCGCCACTTAGCAGGATCAAGTTCAAACTCAGCGAGCAGTTCAGCGTGATCAGGTTCATCGCCAGCAGTGCGGGGAACTGATGTCAGTGTTCCACCAGATGAGTCGTACTCAATCGATGGTTCCCAGCCTTTTGGAATTTCTTTGGCGACACGTTTGCGTTGTGCGTCGTCACCTAATGAGGAAAGATCATCCTTCAACGACATATGCAGCCAATTTCTTTTTGTCCACGTTTTCTGTGGCGCAATAATGATTTTCTGTGAATGTTGTGACCATGCGATTGAAGAACGCGGGACAACATTGCAATTGATGTGTCTTGGTTGTCTATGACAGCAAGCAAGGCTTCTGATTCTTTTGTTGGCAACTCTCTCAACAGTCTGCCAACAGTGCATTCATTAGTTTTGAACTTGATAGTGTGCAAATCATCTATCAGAGACACCTTAGACCACCTTTCAACTGGTTAAATCTAGGGTAGCCCACAGGTGGGTCAGGTTGTTGTTTTTCTTGCGCGTGTCGGCTTAGTAACAAGTTCTTCAATCGAAACAAGTCGAACATCTACATCACTAATACGCGCTTCAATCCGATTCACTGTTTGAGCCACATCGTTAAGACTGCGACCACCATTACTAAGTGGGTGGATTTGATAAGTAGCCTGATCAATGTATGTCTTGATTGGTTTGACGATTCCCCATTTGATTGCCATGCCAAAAAGAACAGCAATCGCTGACAAGGCTGCAGCGTACTGACCCAGTTCTATAAGTCCCACAAGAATTACTTTTTCTTGACGACAGGTGCAGCAACTTTAGCCGTCACCTTTTTAACAACTGAAACAGGCTTAGTTCCAATGAGTGTTGCTGGATCAAGATCAGTGCCATCGCTCCATTTTAATTTTGAGCGATATTCCGCGTGTAAATGTGGACCAGTTGAGTTGCCTGTATTTCCAGACTTAGCAATTACTTCCCCAGCCTTAACAACATCTCCAGCCTTAACGAATGTTTTTGAAAGATGTGCGTAGATAAAAAATCCACCATCCACGATTTGCACCAACTGAGTACCGTACGCGGCTCCCCAATTTGCACTTGTGATCTTGCCATCGGCAACTGCAAGAACATCAGTGCCAACAGGAACTGCGTAGTCCACTCCTGTGTGGTAGCCGCGACTCCAGTGACGACCAACTTGCTTGTATTTTGTGGAAGGTGTCTTGCCTGCGATTGGTGAACCCATTGTTAATCCTTATCGTCTTGTCTTAAAGGCAATGTTATCAGCCAAACAACAGCACCTATAAGAATGATGTAACCCGTAACTGTACGCGCTGAACCTGTAAGTGTTGCGTATGCAATCAAAAGACCAACAAAGGTGTAGGTTTCGCCAGTAATTTCACGCAGGTATTTCTTTAACCATTTCATTTCATTTTCCTAACTTGTGCAACCTGCGTTACAACAACTGCTGCAACAACTGTGTTCTGAGATACTTCACGTTCTTCTTCTGTCATGTCTGCACCAATGCTGACTAATGCTTTAAGTGCTTTGGCAGGATTTTCCAAAAGTGTTGCTAGAACTTCTGCACCTGACTCAAAGATTTCCAAAGCATCTGCAACTTCAGCAGACAAGACAACTCCGTTTTCTAAAGTCACTGGTGTTTCTGGTGGCAAGTCCTCGAAGTCAAGACCCGATCCTTCCAAGGCTTCAAACGTAATTGCTTCACCGATGAACTCAGCGAGCAAAGCGTCAGCAACAAGTTCACGTTCATCATCAGTCAGTACGCCATCTGCAAGTGCTTCATCAATAACTTCTTGCGTGAGTTCTTCAACCGTAGGTTCAACATCTGGTTCAGGCTCAGGTGTTGGCTCTGGTGTTGGCTCTAAATCTGGCACTAAATTTGGTGTTGGCTCAACTTGCACAGGTTCTTGTACAGATTGCGATGTTTCTGGCGTTGGTTCTACAACAGGCTCAGGAGCAATCTCAGACACTTCTGGAACAGGTACGGGTTCAGGTTCCATTGTTGGCGTTGGAGTAGACTCTGGTGCTTGTGTGGCTTCTGGCGTGGGTTCTAGTGTTGGCGTTGGTGTGGGTTCTGGGGTTGGTGATGAACTTTGCGTAGGCTCAGGCGTTGGCGTTGGCTGTGGACTCAAAGTTGGTTCAATACTTGGGACTGGTTCAGGAACAACTGGTGGTTCTTCAAATGAACTTGGAGTTGGTGCAGGCTCAACTTCAATGGGAACTCCACCATTAACATCAAAGGCTGCTTCAATTGGCACAACAGGCTGACCCTGTTCAAAGCGTATGCCCCGTCTTAAATTTGCAGGCAACCATCCAAAAGTTACAACTTCACCATGCCATGAACCATTGTCATTGCGATTGATTACAAGTCTGATCTGAGTTAGTTCACCAGTTGATTGTGGATAAGGTCGCACACTCCATTCAGCGCAGAAAGTATTTGCAGTTGATCCGTAGGAAAGATACGCACCTTCACCAAATGTCACCCAGTCATACCCAGCAACCGATACAGATGGCGTTTGTGGGTAGTCACCGAATGCGCCATCAGGGGTTCCAAATGTCATCGTGCCGTTAGTTGTCACATACACGTTGTTGTATTCAGCAGAACCTAGGTTGAGTGAGAATGGCAAGTTGGCGTTGTAAGCAGAATCATCATCACGGGTAAACGTGTAAGTGTTGCAAACAACATTGGCTTGAACAGGTGTCGCAAACATAAATGCTCCGACCAAAAGCGCAGTTAGGAAAACCCTTGTGCGCTTCATTTACTTTTTGCCGTTGGCCTTACTGAAAGACTCGTTGATTTCATCTGCATCAAGTTTGCCGTCGGCGATGTAAGCACGCGCTAGACCTTCAAGCACAATAGCCACACCAAGGATTGCAGCCATGCTTGCTGACTTCCACAACTCAACGCCGATGATCGAACCAGCACCAATTGTTCCCATTACAGATGCCACAACTACTGCGACCATCCGTGTCAGTATGTCTTGAACTTGTTTGCGCTTCAATGTAACTCCAAAAGATTTAAGCGCAGGTTGTTAGAACAAGTTTACTAGCCGATTGAGATTGGCAATGTGGCTTCAGGAATTTCAGGGTCAGGTCGAGAATCTGTTCCAACTAAAGTTGCCTTGCATCCACCACACATTGCAGTTTCAGGACTACCAGCAAAGTTGTATTCAATATCTTTATTTATACAACCGTCAATTTCACATTTGAAAGTAATCACGTTATGCCGCCTCGTATGTGTATGAAACCATAATTTGCTTTCCAGTGTTCCAGTTTCCAGCACCATAAGGCACTGTGGTACTTAAATCAGTTGGTACTGCGTAGGTTGCAGCAGTGTTATATAAAACACAGCGGAAACTAGTATTACTACCTACTGCGACCATTGCACCAGCAAATAATGAGGAATAGGTACAGAAATTACCAATTACTTGTGCAAATGGATAATTCACGGCTGTCACTGGACAACCAAGATCAACAGTTGTTGTTAATGCAGTAGTAGTTCCAAAAGTAATAAGACCTCGAACATGGACTGTTTTTCCTATTTGACAAAATTTGAAATCCAATGTTCCATTATTCAATGTAATTCCGCTTAGTGTTGGCGTGTACGCTTTCCAAGCACCAACAGGTAAGGCTGAAACCCAAGCAGAACCGTTGTAGTAATCAACTTCATCATCGTCAGTAGTAACTGCAAACATTCCCTCGGTAGGTGTTGCAATAGCAGATGAACGTGCAGCAGTACCAGCAAAGACCATAACGGTTTGATCTTGAAGGTACGACTGGACATCTGACGCTGTCAATACATCCCCAGCGGTAAAAATTTTTCTGCCTAAGCCTGCCATTGTTTTACTCCTGTGTTGTTTCTAAGTTTATCTTGCTATGCGGCTTCATAAGTAAGACCGACATAAATAACATCATTCGTGTTAAAGGTTGCTGGTGTAGTTCCAGTCAAGTCGTTAAACACACCATAAACGCCGTTAGTTACTATGGTTTTTATTGCTATTGTTGTGCCAGTCTTTGAAACAAAACCTAATGGATACAAGTTACCAGCAATTGAACAATAGATATTTCCATTAACCTGCATTGCGCTATTGAATGCGCTCACAGGTAATGTCAAGTCAGCACCAGCACCTTTTGTTGTTGTGCTTCCGATAATAAAATAAGCAGAAACGTGAATTGTTTTACCAATTTGAACATAACGGGCTGTCCAAGTTCCATTGCCATTTGCCCAACCATTAGAAAGAACTGGTGACCATGCAGTCCAAGCATTAACAGCAGGAACTAAAACAGTTTCAATTGCTTCAATGGCATCGTTAGCGTTAGCGTGTTGCGCTGAATGACTAGGGCTGTTTAGTGAGTCATTAGAAACAGGGTTGGTCAATACATCAACGCTAGTTGGAAAGTTAGTAGGCATTAAGAATCCTTAGTATGCAAGAACGTAGCCAAATTGCTCTGACCCGTCATAGTTTATCAGTGCTGCATCGTAAGCGGTAGTAGACGAATCGTAAACTGGCAACGAGCCACCAAGTCTGCCATAGATAGGGTTGTCCAGAATAAGAGGGAAACTGGAAACCGAACCTAAGTCAAAGGTTAATTCGTGGCGATCAATGCCTATGTTGTTCTTGATACCTGTAACAATGGCAAATTGATCAATGGCTGCCCCGATTTGATTAGGCGTAAAGATCACCTTGACCACATCGGCAATCTCAATGTTTAAGAGATCATTTACTTCTGCTGGCGTTTTGTCGTGCAAATTTACAGTGATTGAGTTTATGCGAAGTTCAGGTTCGTCATACAAGCCGACCAAGTATTCCGCCAGTGACAATGCTTCCGTGTCTGTTGTTAATAGAACTCCGTCGATTGAATATGCAGCGACACCATAAAGATTTTGAGATGCCAGCGAGTCAGCAACTTGTGGTGTTCCACCTGCCCTAGTAATCGTCACGCGGTTGTAAAGATTTTCTGAACCATAGACAACTTCAATGTTTGTATATTTGATTGCATTCACAGTTGCATCATCTGTGAAAGAGATTGTAGTTGTTAGTGGTGGAATTGTTAGACGGTTCTTAAAGGTAACGGCTCCAGAACGATCAACGAAGAATCTTCCGTTCTCTGTCGTTTCTACAAGTTGCAAATACTGCAAGACGTTTGTGTTCTCTTGAACAATGTCAGCCTGCAAAGTGGTGAGACCCGTTGCAATAGATCGGTTGGCAATAGGCCATGCCACTTCTGGTCGGTTGAGAATTGCAGTTATGCGGTCTGAACTTAATTGACTTGTTGTAGTGAATGAATCAAGTTCAGCAGAAGACAAACGTAAGAAACCATCAATGGCAGACACTGAAGCAAATGATTTCCCCGAAAGATCGTAGGTCAAATCCCAGTCATCGATGAACCCTGTGAACACACGTTCACCATTTGTTTCTATTGCGATTGGCTTACGCGGCAGAATTTGCGAGTAGTAAGGACTTAGTGCATTGAACGGATCAAAGATACGCGAATCATTGTGCAGTGTTACTGATGCGTGTCCAGCCGTATACCTATCAAGTTCACGCGACTTGCCACGATCAACAGAAACAGAAACAACATATTCAGTGACATCGGTAAGCACATCTCCACCAAGAACAAAACTAGAATCTAGTTTGCCCTTTGTTGTGTCGTTAAGTGTAAACAAATTGCCACCAGATGCGGCTAAATCAAAACCAATAAAAACCTTAGTTTCTGGGACAGCCATTACGCGCTCGCAAAGACTGGGCCACTCACGCGCTCGTAACGCTTAATTGCATCCACGATTTCACGACCAATGACTGCTCCATCTGCACCCATGCCAGCATTCACATTGATGTTGTAAGTCGCGCCCATAGGCATGTTGTTTCCAGTTAAAGGAATGACTGCTTCAGGCCCTGCTTCACCGATTAGTGCAAGAGTTGGCCCTGTGACAATGCCGCCAGATGCCATTTCAGGAATCTGTACGCCTAACGAATTGGCTAGATCAGTTATTGTTTGTCGTTCTTGCTTAGATAACTTTGTGCCGCTTTGAGATTTCTTTCCTCTGAATTCTCTTAGTTTGTCAGTCACTTGTTTTTGTGCGCCTGTATTTACTAGATTACCTTTTGCGTCAAGAGTAAATCCAGCAGCAGCAGCAGCAGCCTTTAGAGATTCAAAGACTGCAGTTGCACCAGCAATTGATGCTGTTACACCATCAACAAGTGCTTGACCAGCAGCAACACCAGCCTTATAGAACTCAGCAGGCATTGCGTCAGCAAGTTGCTTAGCAACATCGTCAGTTGCAATTACAAGACCATTGACCTTCTCAACAATCGTTGCTCCACCAGCAATGATCTCATCAGCAATCAGAGAACCAGCATCGGCTCCTGCTGAAAGTACCTGAGCAATTGCGGATTCAGATAGCCCCATGCTGATAAGAGTTTTAACCTTGTCAGAAAATGATGCCGCCAATGCAGCCTGATCTTGAAGAACCTCAAGAAAAGTTTTTTTCTTTGTAACAGAATTTGTTGCTTCAGTTTGTGCTGCTTGTAGTTTTTCCAAAGCAGTTTTTTGTGCTTCGATGTTTTTTGTCGTAAGTGCTTTGTCATAATCTGCCTGTGCTTCTGCCAAAGCAATTTGAGCATCTTTTGCTTTTTGTAAACTATCTGAAGATTTATCTTGTGCTGAACCAAAACTAAGAACTCCAGTGATGGCATTTTTCACACTGGTCTTAAAATCCTCGAAATCCTTTTTGGCAGAATCTAGAGTATCTTTTGCAGTTTTTAATTCACCATCTAATTTACTTAACTCATCTTTGCTTGCACTTAATTGAGTGCCTAATCTTGCCATTTCTCTGGCTGCTTTTTTAGCAGCATTACTCAAGCCAACAACTGCAGTTTTAACTTTTTCCGTTTTTCCGCCAATAGCATCTAGGTCAAGATTTAACTTCTTTAAGTCATCACCTACAGATGTGGTTCTTGCTGGTGCAGCGTTACGACCCCTTGAACGAGCAGCATCGCGTGATTCTTGTTTTGTAAGTGCTAGTTCTTTTTGAAGTAAGTAGTTTTTTTCTCTTGTTGCATCAATCTCATCTTGCACTCCAGCAAATGAATTACGCATACGCGCACCAGCAGTGACTGCTTTGTTAGCAGTTCCAGTTGTAGCATCACCAAGACCAGTCATCAGAATGATTAGTTCAGAAACAGCGATAATCAACAAGCCAATGCCAGTTCCTGCAATTGCTATTCTCAAAGCACGACCAAAGATTGTCGTCGCAACAGTTGCTTCACCCGCTGCAAAAGCAGTTCCTTTGAACAACGCAATGTTTGTTCCCATAAGAAGATTGACAGTTCCCATGACCTTTGCAATGTTTGCAAGTGATCCAACAAATGTTCCAAGCAAGAAAAGCAATGGGCCTAACACAGCGACTAGACCACCAAAGAAGATGATCGCTTTTTGTGTTACAGGATTTAGTTTTGTAAAACCATTGAAGAATTTTTGTAGGCCTTCAGCAACACGCATGATCGTAGGTGCAAGTTGTTCACCAATTACAAGTGCAGCCGTTTCCATACTGCCCTTTAGGGATTCAAGCGCACCAGAAAGACCAGACATTCGAGCATCTGCCATCTCTTGTGCAGAACCAGATTCAGTTGTGGCTGCAATGTACTTACCAATTCCAGTTGCGCCTTCATCGTAAAGAATGTTCGCAGCACGAAGCGCATCAGAACCAAAGATTGTTTGCATCGCTGCAAGACGGCTTTCCTGTGTGAGTCCTTGGAATCCTTTTTGAACTTCGCCAGCGATACCAGTCAGGTCTTTCATGTTTCCTGATGAATCGAAGAATTCAATTCCAAGTTTCTTCATCGTGCTTGCGGCTTCTGCAGAAACAGGATTTAGACGTTGCAAGAAAGTCTTGAAAGAAGTACCAGCATCAGAACCACGAACGCCAGCGTCAGCAAAGGCAGCAAGTGCAGCAGTGGTTTCTTGAATAGTTAAACCAGAAGCAACTGCTTGTTGTCCAGTCTGTTGCAGTGCCATAGCAATGTCAGAAACATCAGCAGCCGATGCGTTAGCAGCACCAGCAAGAGCATCAACAATTGACACAGAATCAGAAGCACCAAGATTGAATGTGTTCATGCCTGCAGACATGACAATTGCAGAATCAGCAAGTGCCATTCCAGATGCAGCAGCAAGGTTCAAGGTGTTTGCTAATGCGCCAGATGAAATCTCAGCAGGTGTAATGCCAGCCTTTGAAAGTTCAAGCATTGCTTGTGCGGCTTCGTTAGCACTAAAGATTGTGTCAGCACCAAGTTGTTTTGCTAGATCAGAAAGGTTCTTCAATCCTGAAACAGGAGTGTCAGTGGCAACTGCAACTTGTGCCATTGCAACTTCAAAGTCAGCAGCAGTTCTAACTGATGCCGCCCCTAATAATGTCAAAGGCAAAGTCACATTCATCGACAAAGATTTGCCCATGTTGGACATTGACTTGCCTATGCCAGAAGTACCAGCAACAAACTTATTGAAAGAACCTTCAGCCTTGCGGATGTCGGCCATTGCCTTGTTTAGTCCAGCGGGATTCCATGCACTAACAATCGGGACAATGATTGCCATTTACTTCACCACCAGATTCTGATTAACTTTCTTACTAACTTTATCTAATGATTGAAGCACTGAAGTTTGAACAGTCGTCATGTGTAACATTGCGGCTCGCCAGACATAACGCGATGGCCTGCCTTGTAGTTTTTCGATCATGCTTCTACCTTGACCATTGATGGCGTGGGAGCGTGTGCCACCTTTGTAGGCGTAATCTCTGGTTCTGCCGCCAGATTTCACTTTATTGCGACGACCAGCCATGTCAGCAATCTGCAAACCTGCTGCTCCATAGGTTCCTTTTTTGCCACCTACATAAATAGACACAAGTGCAGTCTGATTTTTTTGTGTTCGCTTGCTAAAAGAAGTTTTCACAGTGACTTTAATAGCAGCGCGATTCCAACCAGTTCTGCCCTTGTGATTCATGCCGCCATTGCGATCAAACTGGCGACCCATCAAAGGTGGAGCATCTGGAAGATAGGACTCGATTGAAGCCTTCATGGGTTCAGCAGCGACTCGCAAATCAGAGCGTATTGTTTTGATCAATACATTTGGAACTTGTTCAAGTTGTTTGATGGTTTCTGGAATCCCATAAACCTGAACCTTGTCCATTTATTGCCTGCCATTCATCATTTGTGCTTTGTGTCGTAGGTACATTCCCATTGTGAACAACATACGATCTGTCTGATCTAACAACACAGATGGAGCAATACCTGTTTCACACGCTAGATAAGCGATGAACCAATGCTGACTAGAGTCGCCTAGCCCTTGGATTTTGGGTCGTCATCACTTTGTCCGATGCTTTCAACATCGTCAAGCCATGAGTCAAAATCTTTAGTTGTAGCCTTGGTGCGATTCTCTGAATGCCACGCAAGCCATAACAGGTCAGTGAGACGCATCTCTTGTTCGAAACGCGCCACACTGCGACTGTATTTTTCTTCAAACGCAACTAGGTCTTTTGCTGAACAGGTGACATCTTTTGTATTGCCATCTATGAATTCAACGCGCAGG